TTGTCTAATTCTAAAATAAATTCTGTTTTGTCTGGTGATGTTTCCACTAATGGATATTTATATTCTTTAATAAATACTTCTTCTTGTACTGATGTGTCTTTTTCTTCATTACCACCTTTAAAGAATTTAATTTCATTACCAATAACTTTTCTTTGAACTTCACCACTAAAGACATTACCACCTGCGTCGACAAAAACATTTCGTTCTCTACCGGCTAATCTTCTTAAAAACTTATATACAACATCATACTCACCTTCTTGAAATCCTAAATCTCGTAAGTGTTGTCCAACATTAATATCAATGAAGTCTCCGTCGTTTTCAAAACTAACTTCATTTAATGCCAGAACTTTTGTTACGATTAAGTTTCCACCAGTATCGTAAACGTGTAACATCATAAAGTCATTTAGTTGGTCTCTACCGAAACTACTATAAACTTTAGAGGGTGCGAATAAATTATTTCGTTCTTGTTGTGTAAATGAATATTCTTGTGCCATTATGAGTCTTTACCTGGTGATTGGTCCACGATATATGGAAATCCTAATCGCAACCATATTCGTTGTCCTTGTGGTGTTCTATATAAATGATTTTCAATTAATTCATCATATTGAAAATCTCGTAAATCTTTTTTTACTTTACCGAATCGTTTACCACTTATACCTGCGGCTTTTCTTGATTCGTTTAATCTAAATTCTTTCCACCCTTGTGCATTGTTTCCTTTACTTCTATTCTCATCAAAGAATTGTAATAGTTTATTGTGTAATAAATCTGTTGAGATGTCAGGTCCGTTTTCTTCTCCGTAAAATTCATTAACAAACTGAATCAAATAATCTCTTAATGTTAATGCAAACTCTACTTCTTTTGTATTTGTTGTTGTGGTTGTATCGGTTGTATCTTCTGCGAGTGGTTGAAAGTAATATGTAAATTGATTATCTATTTGACCTGTGAAAAAGAATTGTTTGTTTTCTAAACGAACTTCTTCAAAATCCTCTTCTAATGAAATACCTGGTGTTTCACTTTCAAATGAAACCAACACTCCGTCTTCATCTCGTAAAGGTGAGTTAGCATCAATCGATGCTGATACTTGTTGTTTACCTTTTAAGTCATTTATTTCTTCTTGATATTCACGAGTATCACCATTTATAATATTATTATATAGTTGTGATTTCTTTGCTGCGTCCGAAGGTAAGTAAGGCATTTTATCTCACCACTCTAAATTCGTAATTATCGTCGTAGAAGTTAACTTCTTCTTCATCGGTTCCACTACCACTAACTACTTTAAGACAAAATCTATAATTCCTTTCTGCTTGTAATCCATTCATTTGAACTCTGAAAAAATTACCTGTTGTATCACAACTAATTCTTGAACCACTACCAAACGGAACAATAATTTCTTCGGTATCTGCGTCTTTGATTTCGTATTCGGTTGACGCACTTGGTAAATACTTTACATCTAATTCTGCTGGTGTTGTTGCGAAAGCAGTTGTTGGATATAATTCTCTACCAACTACTCTAAATTTAACTATTGACTTTTCTTTATATTCTGGTCTTAAGTTTTTAAAGTAAACTTTTAGTCTTTCCAAATCCGTTGATGTTAGTGGTGATAAACTTCCTGAGTTCCAAGAACTATCGTCCCACACTACTTCTAATTTAGGTGGATAAATTGTATGAGTTTCTCTTGAGAAATATTTTAGATTTCCTAATCTTGAACTATCACCCTCTTGTCCTGAATCAAAGTCAAACATAGATGAACTTGGATGAGCTCCGTAAGAACCACTATCTTCTCGTTTGATAATAAATCCGTTATTTGGATATACTGAACTTGAATAAATGTGGTTATTGACTAAGTCAGTTATGTCTGCTCTAATATCTTTTCTATCGAAAGAAATATCATATGAAGAACTAATACCATATTCTTGATTGGTATCAATACTTGATGTAAACCAAGCACCTCCGTCAGTCAATACTGAACCTGTTACCCAAGGTGTCTTGGTGTCGTGGTCTCTGTATTGATAACTTACTCCGTCAGTCGTTACTGGGTCGTGGTCAAGTTTTCCTGTTCCTTGTTTCCAACTACCACTAACCATATAAATGTGTAGTGATTGTGATGCTTCCACTTCTTCAGAAGTTGCATCGAATAAATTTAAATAATACTTTGCGGTGGAAGGTATTTTTCCGTCCATAATAGATTGTGATATGTAAGAATAATCAAAGTCAATCAATACTCTGGATACATTTCCTACCGTACCATTATTGTTTACAACTTTATTGATTTCTAATATTTCGTCAAATCCAGTATTGATAGAAGCTGTTGTTCCACCTGAATATATTGTCGCATCTCTTTTTCCAAATTCAAAATAATGCATTATCTATCTCCCACTACTTTACCCTCAATATCACTATTGGGGAATTTTAATTCAAATATACTCGGGTCTAATGAAGGATAAATCACACCCTCTTGTGATGCGGTTCTCACATCATAAACATTACCACTATATCCATTTTGAACTGAGTGTTTATTTTCAATCAATATTAAATCCCTATTTGGATTATTGACTTCTGGTGGAACCAAAGATACTACTCCGTCCACTAATGAAATCTGATATGCTAAATCACCCAATACAATTGGTTGGTTCATTTGCCACTTATCTGGTGCAAAGAACTCTTTTACTTTTTGTATTGCTTTAAACAATACATCATTTTTATTATATCCTCGTTTTACAATGATATCAAACTTAACACCAATGTTAATAACATATCCGTCTTTAATGTTGATTGCGTCTGTTAATATTCTGTATTGTGAAAGATATACTTTTAAATTTTGTTTTACTGCTCTATTCAATGCTACTAACTTTTTATCAACATCATAACCCAATAAATACATATTCAATGCTAATGGATTTGGTTGTTTTGTAGCTGTTCTTGTATCAATTACTTGTCCATCAATAACTTGTAATTGTCCTTGATTTTCTAATTGTTCATCTTGAACAATATATGCCTTTGCTATGTTTCCATATTTTTGTGGTAATGAATAAGCTCTTGTAATGTAGTCTGCTTTTGTTACTGCTCTATTTTGTGCATTAAAGTATGCTGCAGCATTCTCTTTTATTTGAGTTAGAGTTTCTGATGAAGAACCACCGGATGCTGGAACTTCATTTGTAATTTTTATACTTGCTTCAGCACTGGCTTTTTTAGTCGCATCCAATCCTTCGGTAGAAATTGTATACACCTTTCTTGCAAAACTATTTAGACTATTACTTGCAACATTATCTTCAACTCTTCCACCATAATTATACTCTACGGTAAGTGTTGTGTTGCTTGGTGCTAATCCAAATGTTTGTGTTTTTAAAAAATTACTTGGGTCAAATGCCTCATCTAATCTCGATACACCCATTCCTAATGATGAACCAACATTATCTGGATTTGGAATTATTTCTTCATCTGCATTATCACTAATACCTGAACCAAATCTTAATTCCATTTTATTATCATCACGAACATAAGTTGTAAATCGTCTTGATGATTTAATTAATTTTAACAAATAAGGTGTATCCGTTTCAAACTCACCCAAGTCTGGGTCGTTCAATGTTGTGTTTTGTTCTGTTTCAAAAATCGTGTCTTGTGCTAAAAATGGAACCTGATAAAATTTATTACCTGAACTATCCGTTACTGATACGATTTCAGTTACCTTTTCGTTTGATAAAACTATTTTGTCAAATTCTTTTGCGTTGTTAAATGTAAATTCTTCTGACTCTCTTGTGCCAGATTGTGCTAATACTTTTTTAGTTAATCTAAATAATGTAGGTTCGGTACCTGTACCTGGGTCTAATAATTCAACTTTCATTCTGTCTAATGAACTCGATGCTTTAAAATTAACATCGTCTAATAATGTAAACTCTGCTCCATTGTTTGCAGTTACGGTTGAGTTGGCACTTAATACACCTGCATAATCTAAGTCAGCTATAAATCCATTATTACCATCAGACTTAGAAGGAACCTCCACACTAACGGTCATTTCAACCGTTGCGGGTGTTGCTAACTTGGGTTTGTATCCGTATGATTGTGCAATCGCTAATACATTTTTCCTTTCTTCTGCGTATTGTAAAAGTGTTTCTCTGAATTGGTTATCAACATAGTAATTCAATACATCACCAACATAAGATGCCATTTCAACAAACATCATTCCTGGTGATGCTTCATTGAAATCATTGTATTGGTTTGGGAAATAGTTTTTCGCAAACTCAATTAAATTACTTCTTATATCCGTAAAGTCTCTACCGAGATAATTTACTTCTTTACTAACTAACTTTTTATTTGTACCGTAATCTGGCATTCTTATTCTCCAATTCTAAAATCAAAATTTAATATTTCAATGGTGTCAGGATTTAAAGGAACTGAAAACTCAATCGAAACATTAACTGTATTATCTTGTTGTGTGGTGAAAACATTAATTATATTAATGTATGCTAAGAATTTATCAACTGATGAACGAATGGTTTCTTCTATTCTACTTGGAATATCTTGTCCTTGTTCAAACACAATAAACTTTAATTGTGAACCAAACTCTGGCTGAAATATTCTTTCACCTGGTGTCGTTAATAACAAATTTTGTAAATTTGCTTTTGATTGTTCCAATACAGTTTTTGTCTTGTAAAAGAATCCCTCTGGACTATGGTCCAATGGAAATCTTATTCCGACATACTTGTCTTCATTTCTATCTATTTCTCTTACGCTTCTTGCCATTATTTATTAAGGTCTGAAATTATCCTCACCTGTTTTC